TGAGTCATACAGGTTATCTTCCACAGCTTCTTCAGTAATGGAGAAGCCCATTGCGATGGTTTCGTGAGTGTAGCGAGCGGTAAACGCTTCTTGCGCGTTGTCGTACGCGATGGCTGAGCCTTCGTTTTTAACGGGGGCTGCACCAAAACCTGACAACTTGGTTTCTTCTTCGAATGAACGCTCTGAAGTTTCAGTTTCGAAAATCTGAGTGTGTTCATCGTTGTATCGACCGTACTCCATGCCAAACAGAGCATTAAGCCCCGGAAGCAATTCTTTGAGTAATTGGGCGCGTGAAATAGCCATATCTGCCTACTCCTTAAATACCAGTGTTCACAGACATGCTGTGGAAACCGGGGTTGATTTTAACCAGAACGTCCGGAAACGCATCTGAGATTGGGGAGGCAAATGCCACGATACGCAGTGCAGCTGATGCTGTAACAACAGTTGCATCCAACGCGCTGGTTGAGTTGCCTGTACGGGTGTTACCTGTAGAGGTGCTCTGAGCAGCAGCGAAGAACGTGTTTGCACCGACAGCAGCCTGTGTAGCAGTACCATCAAGCTGCGCAGCGAACAACACCATAGGGTCGTCTACAACGAAAGCCTGAACCACGCCGGTTGTACCGGAGGGGTAGTACTGACTGAAAATCAACTGGCCTTGAGCGTTAACAAAGCTGCAGCCGACGAAAACGCCGAGTGCGCCTGTAGCGCTGGTTGAGCCTGTGGGCCAGTCGTTAGTGGTTGCATCTGCACCGGTACCGGTGACGATGGCGATGTAGCCGTTAGCATTAATGTACACAACACTACCATTGTAGATGTTGGTGTTAACACCAGCCGGATCAATCAGGAACGTAGAGAAGGCGCCCGCGTAGGGCATTCCGTCTACACGCTTAACGGGACGAAGCCCGTATGGTGCGGCAGTTGTAGCCATGATTAACTCCTAAAATTATCCTTTACCGAAAGTTACCGTGGTCTTTCTCTCGTTGAAGAGAGGCATCCTCGGATCGTTTTCCCGCATAAGGTTCTGGTCCACGGCGATCATCTGAGACCTAGTTTGGTTCGTGTAATACTCATTACGTTCCTTAACCAGCTCGACGGGCGCTTTACACAGCAGCAATCCACCAATTACAACATTATCCTTAAAGCGTTCGTTCTCAATGCTACTCAGGAAAATCTCTGGGTGGTCTACTGCTCGCACGGGTTCCCAACCTTCGCGGAGTTTGGAAGAGACATTGATTGCATCAGCCTGACCTCGGGTACTTACGCGGACCCAGTGAAACGTATACCCAGCTTCCGGATCAGGAGTGGGCAGCACTTCGGGTCTACGCCACGCCGACTTGCGTTGGGTGCGTTCACGTTTTTCCAAGTCTCGGTCTAATCTGTTATCAGCCATTATGTTCTCCTCAATAACGCAACCTGTTTGGCGTAGTCTGCAAGTGATACTCCCATCCTCTTGGCTACAGCGATTTGTGATTCGCTTAAACGCACCTTTATCGGTGCTGTGCTCCGCGTAGCGGGTGCGACCACATTTGCTGCTTTCCGTACTTTCTGAGGTTCTGGTGTATCCTCAATATCTTCATCGAAGTTCTCTGGGAACAACTTTCGCATACGAGTATTTACTTTCTCGTAGTATTCATCCGAGCGAGGGTCAACACCCTCTTTTACTAGCTTGCTATGGTACCCTAGTGCGTACGCTGTCATCTCGTCGTCACTACCGAACCACGTATTTTCGTTTCTCCAAGCCTCTGCTTTCTCATCCCGCGCTACTTGCGGCTGTTGGGCAGGGGGCCTTTGCTGCTGTTGTACATTATTGCTTTGGCTTTGTAAAGCAGTGTCCCCAGCCGTAGCTGCGCGGGGTTTAAGGCTACCTACCTTATCCATACGCATTTGAGCAGAGTTAAGAGCTTCTTGAGCGGCAATAATAGCGTCAGTGTCCCCGGAATCGTACGCTGTTTTGTACTTTTGCCGGGCATTCGCTAACTCGTTCTGCACCTGAGCTTTGGCAGACTCGATCAGCGCATTGTGTCCTTTATCGACTGAACCTTTGAGCTGCTGATTCTCACTGAGCAGCGCTTTGGTGTATGTCTCAAGGGCTTCACGCTCACGCAGGGCTTGTTCTTTCGCCCGTCGCTCGTCATGAAATCCTTTGCTAAAGTGCTGAATTCGTTTTTTAACCTTGTCGGAGTAGTTCTCCAACTCTTCGTCGGTAACCTCTTCGGGCGGAGTAGACGGCTTTTTGTTACGGTCCCCGAGCGGTGTGTCGTCAACAACTTCTATTTCAACGTCATCGACTTTTAGCGTTTTCTTTTTCTTACCGATAGTCACCCGGCCGACAGCGCCTTCAATTTCAAGACCCGGCTCGGAAACTTCTTGCTCGACATTAATAACCGCCGCCGCTTTTGCGTCGGGGTCTGGAAAGTCAAACTCTACCTGTTGCATTGGCATAGCTCACTCCTTATGCACGAGAGATGGCTCTCGGGTTGGGTACAGTAGCTTGGACGGAATCGTCGTTCATTAGACGGTACTCTTGTGTACCGATCTTAAAGCGCGTGCCAGTGTTTGCGCGGAACATTACATAGTCCCCCGGTTTACACCACGGACCAGCGGAGAAGCGGTCTTTGTCGTTATATGCCTGATCGCCCATGTCGAGAACCAAACCTATAGTTGAGAGTATGTATTCCTCTCGGACCGTTTTATCTGCCTTCAACAGCGAAGTTTCCCCAAATGTTTCTTCCACATTGGGTAGCGCAATCAAGATGTGGTAGCCCGTTGGCTTAGGGATGGCAGCTTCTAACTCCGTTTTTTCCTTTTCCGCTTGTGCTATCTTCTCTTTGCGTTGTTTTTCAAGTTCAGTCATCTTCATTTTCCATATAGTTTTTCGCAAGGTCTTTCAGTTCCCTTCGTGCTTGAGCTAGACCCCGTATCACTCCGCACACTTCTTTATACCCCTCGAAGGTTTTAGCCCCACCAGCGGTTATAAATTCTTCTTGGTTTTGCTGGGCAGCAGCCAGCCTTTCTTCAAGCACGTCAAAGACGGTTTTAGCCATGGTGTGTTACTCCCCGAATGTCTCTCGTGCCAACGCCATGATGGCTTGCGCCTCATCTAAGTCTTGTTTGGCATTCGCTTGATCCGTCATTGCGGCTATGCGAGCCGCCTCCAGTGCCTCGGTGCTTTGCGCCTTTCTTGCGTCAAGCTGCAAACGTGCGGCCGCAAGCGCTTGTTCAGCCTGATCTTTCTGGCCTTTGCGCTGCTGTTCCGCGGCTTTAAGCTGCAATTCTTGCATCTGCATTTGCATGATCGGGTCTTGCGCCTGTTGCTGAGCGGCCTGCTGGGCTGCTGCGGCTTGCTTCTGCTGGGTGTTCTGCTGCGCAGCTTCGGCAATCATGCTCGCCAACTTAACTTCCAACTCTTCAGGCAACTCGGCGTTGGGCGCCGGCAACGGTGCACCCAGTGCGTTTTCAATCTGCTGACGGTACGAGAACGCGACGTGCTCGGCTATGTGCGCCATCAGCGCCCCCATAATCTGCTGCGCCGCGGGGTTCTGCCCGATAAACGCTGCAATCTGCGGGTCCTGCATAAACGCTTGGTGTGTGGCAATGTGCGCGTCTTGGTCTTGGTAGATAAACGCCTTCATCGGCTTGCCAACCAGCGCGTTCATGTTCTCGCTGACGGGGTCTGTAGGCTTCAAATCATCCGTTGTTGGGACGAGCTTGTCCGCGTTCTTAACCCCCAGCACCTCGATCATCTGCCGGTGTAACTGAGGCAGGTCGTATATCTGCGGGGCTTGCTGCGCCATTTGCAGCACGGCTTGGTACTGAACCACACGCTGGGCCATTGTGCTGCTGTTAGGATCACTGACCGGTATGACGTCCACCACGGCGTAATCTGTCTGCTTGGCACGTGGCTCCCCACGATCCGGTACGTAGGTGTAATCCGCTGGAGCGTACTCGGCAATGATCGCTTTGAGGAGCTTAAACTCCTGTTTCATCGCGTAATGTACCCGGGACTGCACCGCAGCCATGGGTTTTAGTGTCCGTTCGAGCAGTGCTAGGGTGGTTCCAACCGGTGCGTTAGCGCTCATGTCGGAGATATTCATGTCGGAGATCGCCCCGAGACGCCGACCTTCCTCAGTTATCTGGTTCAGCAGCGCGAGCAGCGTCTGACTCGGCTCT